TTATTTTTATTTTTTGACTTTCTTAGAACTCTTCCAATACTTTGCAGATTTCTAATCCTAGATTTACTTGGAGATGAAAAAATTACATTATGTAGATTTTTTATATTTACACCTGTACTCATCGTTCCATAAGAAGCAACAATCACAGCATTATTTTCTCTTTCAGTTATTTCTCTTACTTTTTCCCTTTCGTCTACACCAACTCCACCATGAATAAAGAAAACTTTTCTGTTTCCTGCATTATTATTTATCATATCGTATAGGATCTTGCCATGAGTTTCTACTCTTGAAAAAAGAACCAGGGTATTTCCCTTCAGATCCAAAACTAGATTCTTAATAAATTTGTTTCTTCCTTCATTTCCAATTAAATATTGAACTTCATCTTCATAAGTTTCAAACTTTCTACTTCCATGCTTTAATAATAGACAAAAGATATCAAGAGTTGATATAATACCTTTCTCCATCAATTCAGATGTTCTAGTAACTTTATATGAAGGCCCAAACAATCCCTCAAGAACCCATTTATGAGTTTGAGTTCCATCAAGTGTTCCAGTAAATCCAAAACGATATTTTGTATTATGCAACTTAGACATAATATTAATTAGCGACTTACTTTTAAAAAGATGCGCCTCGTCACCAATTACAACATCATAATTTTCAAAGAATGAACGGTCTAACTTGTAAATGGATTGCCAAGTTGTCACAGTAACTGGATGATTATTTTCCTTTTCTCTTCCTGCATAAATTTTATAACAATAGTTATCAGCATCCCACCCATAATCATTAAAATCATTTACCATTTGCTCTACAAGACTTGTTGTTGGAACAACAATCAAAGTTCTTAGTTCCTTTGCCTCAAAATATCTGACAATAGAATAAATCATCAAAGACTTACCTGATGCAGTTGGACTGATCAGCAATTTTCTATTATATCTCAGAGCATCATATACACATTCAATCTGATAACTTCTTGGTGCAAATGAGCATATGGAATTCATATAATCCTTAACACCTTCTAAGGATATATGTTCATTAATCTCAAATGGGAGACCATAATACTTATTGTTTACAAATTCGTAAGTATAATTATGCAGTTTAATTTTTTCTATAACTTTGTCTAGGAGACCAACATAGATCTCTCCTGTATGTACAGACAGTAGTCTAATAGTTCCATCCCAATGCTTATTTCTTCTCTGTGGCATGAATTTTGCATTAGGAACCTCAAAAGTAAAATACTCTTGCAGTTCATACAAAATATGAGGTTCACATTCTAACTTGATGTAAACCTCATTCTTCTTATAAATTTTAATATCAGTCACATGTGTTCATGTTGCTACAACTATATATCACCCCAATCCAGACTGAAATCTCATATACTCCAATGAATTCTTAATCTGATAACTTCTATTCTCAATCATTTTTATGATTCCTTCAAGATATTGTAATATGACATTATAATATTCTATCTTCATTGATATATTGGAAATAGAATTGTCTCCTTCAATATATTTTTGTATTGTTTCTTTATCTCTAATCTTATATGGAAATGGATCCTCTGCATATACTTCTGCTGGGGATTTTCCTGTATAATATTTATACCTATCTAAATTTATTTCCTTTCTTGTTTGCTCTGATTTTTTTCTTAAAAGAAAAGTTTTGTTATAAAGATCATGATATTTTGCATGAAGAATGGGAATTTTTAAAGATTCTAAGTGAAGATTGTCAATATCTATTTTGGAATCTCTTTCCCACATTTCTTGTAAAGAATCCAAATCAATGGTCATAGTCTATTTCCTTTCATATCAGTTATATAGTATACAGTATACTTGAAGGATACTTCTGCTGTAAAGTATTCTATGTCCGTTTCCTGAGCATTAAAATCCAAAGAACTCAATGCATAAGGAAACATGTCTTCAAAGATAATTTTAAATTGTGGATTATAATTGCTGTTTAAAACTACAAGAGATCCATCTGAATAGATGTTCATCATCTTTGAGTTTCGATTGTCAATGGTTGGAGGTTCATTTTGCAAATCAAATATTTCTTTTAATGATTCTGGATATCCCAATCCACGAATCCATTTTTGAATCTGCATATAGTTTTCCAAATTCTCATCAACCAAAAATCTCAATCTAAAATCATCAAATTCTATTTTGTCTCCGGGAATATCTAAGTCTTTTAGATATGAAGGTTGGTTGGCAGTTCCTAATGTAATTCCTGGAATTCCTGCTTCGTTGGAGAAAAAAGTAACTTTTGGTACTCTGTTTAAAACAAATTTAAAACCTCCAGTAGATAAGAAGTTTCTATTTGTTATTTGATTACTTAGAGCATTACCTAAATTTGCCATTTTTTAAATATTTAGATAAAAAAAGGGGTCCTAAATGGACCCCCCAGAAAACTCTGTGAAATTAAATCACATGAGGTTCTTAACAAGAACTCTTCTGTAGTAGCGGTTCTGACCAACAAGAATTCCGTTGTCAGCAACAAGACCTGAAGCAGCACCCGTGTTTGCGAATGGGTTGTGAACCATTCCATAACGGGTCTTAAAGCCAATCTTAGGCTGGAAGGTGTTCTCACCAACGGCGCGAACCATCTGGAGTGGAACATATGGGCAATAGAAGATGCCTGCATCATAAGGTGAAGAACCCTTATAACCAACAACGTAATACTGAGTATCTGATACGTTTGCTGAATATGGATCGATATAAACTCTCCATTTGCCCATCAGAACACCTGCGAAGGTGTTGCCGGTGTCATCGACATTCAGGTTAGCGTTCAGAGCAGGGGTGTAGTCAAGTACACCTGCCATTGACAGTGCCGAAGCAACGTCAGCAGAACACATGATTACGTTGCCCTTTCCTCTACGAGTACGCTGTGCAATTGCGTTAGCGTCGCGCTCGATTTGGAACAGGAGACCCTTGAACTTCTCAACTGACCAACGACCATTTGAGTCAACGTCAAGGTCGAAAGTACCAGTGCTTGCTACGTTAGTTTGTGCGCCAGTTTCAGCAGCCTTATAAATGGTGCGGATAACTTCGCGGTTAATTTCAGCAAGAATCTCAGCTGACAAAATGTTAGCGAGTTCTGCTTCTGCGTTCAGACCGTGAATTGCCTTCAGGTCCTGAGCGAGTTCGAGTGAATACTCGGCCTTCAGAGCGCGTGAACGTGCAGTAACGGTGACTTTCTCGATCGAGAATGCCATCTCGTTGAACGCAAGACCAGTGTCTCCGTCTCCAAGTTTCTCAGAGGCATCGGTCTGCATTCCACCACCAGTGGTGTATGCACTCTGACCAGTGGTGTTCAGAACAGCTGGATTGGTTCCGGTTGGGTTGGTTGTACCAATACCAGTTGCAGTCTGAGTCTCTCTGGCACCAGAGAATCCAGTATCTGCTTCGTCGAACAGTGCTTCAGCACCTGACTGGTTGGTATAGCGTGAACGCATCGCGAAGATCAGTCCAGTAGGACCAGTCATTGGCTGAACGCCTGCCAGGTCATAAGCGACCAGGTTAGGCATTGAACGTCTGATCAGCGAGATCAGAACGGGATCGAAACCAGCAACTGATTGATCTCCACCACTTTGATAACCTGCGTTACCAACGCTATTGGTAGGACCTTCAGTCAAGAATGAACCAGACTGGTTAAAATCCTGTTGCTCTCTTAAAAATCTTTCTTGGTTCTCGAGCAGGGTAGCGGTTACAGCTCTCTTGTGTGAATCTTTGATTGCATCAAGACCCTCATAATTGAGGAGAGGTGCCCACTTTTCCTGCAGATGCTCGGATTGGAACATTTGCTTTTACCTATTAAGTGTACGTTTTTGGGTTTGAATTATATTAAATTCAATTATTTGCTAAACTTTGAAAGTGTCTTCAGATAGTTGGACATCGCATTCGAAATACCTTCTGGTGCGCTGTCTACTCCTTCCGACAGAGTTTCGGTTTTAGCTGATGAAGTTGCTTTCTTTGAGGGGAAATATGACTCCCTCAGCATCTCCAGTTTTTCACGATATTCTTCTTCACTTTCAAACTCAACACTTTCGGAAAGTGAAGCGAGCTTGTCTTTCTGAGAAAATGCAAGACCCTCAGAAATTTCGTCAAAGATTCCGTTAGCAACCGACTCTGCGAGACGCTTGTTTAAGGAAACGTTCTTTTCAATTTGCTCGTTGAGTTTTGTTTCCATTTCATCAAGTTTTTCTACCATGCTATTAAGCACATCATATTTATCTTCAGGGATTGTTACATAATGATCTTCAAAAAGTCCTTTCAGACCAGTCATGAAGGATTCGGATAACTCTTCCTTCAGACCTGCCTGAACTGCCAAATTATTTTCTACGAACCATTCTTCTGCTACATACTCTAAGTATGAATCGACTCTATCAGCAAGTGCTTCTTTAATCTCTTCTACTTCTTCAATCAGTTTTTGCTCGTATTGTACTTCGAAAGATTCTTTGATCTCATTAACTTTTGATCTCAGTGCAGCTTCGAATACTACCTTTGCTTTCTCTTGGAATTCTTCGGAGAGTTCTTCACCTTCTAAGAGTGCATTAACATCTTCTTCGATTTCGAATTCTTCTTCTTCAAAAGACGAAGAAGATTCTTCAGTTACTTCCTCTTCTTCCAGTTCTGCTGATGTCTCTTCTACAGACTCATCCTCATAAATTTCTTCTGTGGACTCATCTACGATTTCCTCTTCAATTACTTCTTCAGCATCCAGATCCTCATCTTCCTTAACTGCGCCAGCAGGAAGTTTTTGCATTCCATCAGCAGCACCTGCTGACTTATTTACAACATCTCTAACTTGCTTGAGTGTTGCGCCTGGAGTCTTCAGCATTGCTGAATTATCATCAGGCTTATAGTTTTCTGGGGTAGGACCGCCAAGATCTTCCCAATTACCAGTTTGACCAGCAACCGCACCAGAATCCAACTTTTGAATTGGATCGCCTGATTTTGCGCCAGAATTGACGGCGGTTGTGGATTGCTTAGTGCCTACTTCCATTTCTTGTAAATCTCCACGAGACATTTGAACTCTCCGATTAACCTCTATTTTTAATCTATATTTATTTATAAAATTACAAACTTGCTAAAAAGTCTTGGAACAGTTGGATTTTGTGCTCCTCAAGTGCTTTTTTATCGACGAGAGTATTTATTCTCTTTTGAGTTTGTTCTGCAAATTTTTCACGAAGGATTCCGCCTTCCCATACCCACTCTTTTCCTTCCATAATTCCCTGAACAAATGCGTCAGGTGCTGATGGATCAGCAACAATATCAGCAGCAGTTGCTAACATAAAATCTTCACCAACTTGACTGTAACCTTCTTTGGTTGGTCTTAATGAACCAATACCACGAGAAGAAACTCCAAGACAAACACCTTCCTTCAGAAGTGATTCTGCAATCTTACCCATTGGGGTTGAAAGAATCTGTGCCTTTCCGATAAAGTTGTTACCTTTTTGCTCAAGTGCAACAATCTTATGAGAAACTCTATCAAGGTTTACTGTTGGACCATCTGGGTGTCCAAGTTCCCCAAGAGCACGACCCTTATTGACATACTGCTCAGTATATCTCTTTACTTCTCTCTCCATAATGGACATAGGATACATACGTCCATTTCTGTTTACGCACTCTGCTTGAAGGAAAGGTCCTTTGATATACAGTTTTGCTGATTTTCCAGCACCTTCTGTAATAACCTCTACCTTTTCGATCTCCTCTCTAATAAGTTTCATTTTTTTATTGGTTCTTTAACTTTATTTATTATTTAAAGGATGACAGGACTATTGTTCTTATCATGTCTTTGATAAGGATCGACAGGAACCGCAGTATTTATTCCTGATACTGGATCATATCTATATCTTTGATATGATGCTGGAGTTCTTGTACCAATTCCTGCGGGACTATTGTACTCATAAGCAATATAGTCGCCATTAAAATCGTAATGTGTTATAGTAGACCAACCTTCTAAATTTGAAAAGGTAGTTACTGCGATGGAAATTGGTTGAGGAGAAACGACCTGATTGTTAGTATCGTGTCTGGTATATCCTGCTGGCATTTAACTACTCTTCTCCAACTTGATTGTCATCAAACATAGAATTTGCAACAGCAGGTCTTACTGCATCAATTTTATCAACAGATTTTGCATAAAGAATTTCTTTAATCTTATCGCTCACTTGAGAAGGACTCTCATCAGCAATAATCATATTTAATAAATCATCCATAAAATTTTAAGATAATACTGACTTTATTTATTAGATTTCTCCACCCTTAGGTGCTTCTACTACTTTTGCATCAGATTCTAAATCTGGTTCCATTATTGGTTGACCCAAATCCATAGACGGATCCATTGGCATACCAGTTTGTGGATCAACTGGAGCATTAGGATCTGGAACAATTCCTTCCTCAATCTCCTTCTTCATAATCTTATCTTGTTCAATAATTTCTTCATCAGTTTGACGAAGAATTTTTCTTCTTACATAATCTTGAGAATAATATTTACCAATATAAGGTTCTGCAGTAACCGCAAGATTTAACCTTTCATTCATAAGTTCAGCATCTTTCAGTTCAGAGAAATGATTATCATAAAGAAAATCATACTGAATATGCTGTGCCATCTCTTCCCAATCTTCTGGGGCGATTACATTCTTCAAAATCAATTGAGTCTTGAGAATGTCGCTAAACATATTTGAGAATCTCTTTCTCAGACGACCAACAAACTTAGTGAACTTAAGTTCGTCTCTCAGGATTTCAGAAGAACGACCAAGATTAAATCCACCTTCTCCATCCATTCTTGATGGTGGAACATTCAGTGAACGATATAACTTCTTCTTGAAGTATTCAATATCAGTAATCTCGCCAAGGTTTTGACCGCCAGGAAGTGTAGAAATTTCGGTTCCTCTACCACCTTCTCTTCTTGGAAGCCAGAAATCTTCAAGCATACTCATATACTTTTTATCATCACGAATTTCTCCAGTGTTAGCATCATATACAAGTTTGTTACGATAACGCATCATAACATCGCGAAGATATTGTTCTGCCTTTACCTTTGGAAGATTACCAACATCAATGTAGAAAATTCTACGTTCTGGTGCTCTTGATAATCTATAAATTACCAGAGAATCCTCAATCATTCTCAGTTGATTGAGTGACTTAATTGCTTTGTTTAAGTATGAAAGAGTAATTCCTTTGTTTCTGTCTACAAGACCAGAAGTGCAATATGCAATAGAATCTCTTGCAATTTTTATTCCACTATTTCCTGATGAAGATTGTTGGCCGCCAATAGGACCAACAGGATATGACATCTTTGGATTGTAGATAAAATACTCTTCAATTTCAGGAAAATCATATTCCATTGGGTTTTCCTGAATTCCTTTTGTAGCAAAAGATTTGTCTTTATCTGACTTTTTCTTTTGTCTCACATAACGCATTTTCATTGCATCAATATATCTTAATTCCTGAATTCCTTCTGATGGATTTTTGAAATCGATTACCTTATGATAATAAAGTCTACCGTCAATATACCAATTCCTATAAATCTCATGAGATTTTTTGTTAAAGTCTAAAAGATCGAGTATATAATTAAATTCATCTCTAATTTTTTTCTTTAATCCGTCAGTTGCGTTCAGATTTGACAACTCAATCTGAACTGGGACATCATTAGTATCTGAAACTATCGCTTCGTTGACAATATCTTCAATGGCACTATCAACCTCTGGGTGAAGTGCCATTTCTCTGTATCTTTTAATTAAATCAAATTCTGTCCTATAAACTCCCTCAATGTCTACATAAGAACCAAAAAAACCACTAGTCAAATAATGATCAACCCCGTCCTCATTATTTTCGGGGACGGGGGAGACTATAGTGGGACTTTTTTTCGGATCATCATCAATTGAAAAACCAAACAGTCTTGCCATGATTTAATTAAACTCTTTATCTCTACTATTTATTAAGAAATAACAGTGTTAGTTTGATCGCCAGTTTCACCTGCTGACCACCACTGGACTTGGAATTCTACGGTAAATTCCTGAATTGTATCTGAATCATCATAAGATACTGAAATTTCAGAAACATTGGTTGGGAAAATATCATAGAACTTATAAGTTCTCAAAGGTGGAATTGCATCTCCATTATCAATATCAGAATTCGATTCTGAGAATCTTCCTTGATTTGCACCTCTACCCAACTGATACACAAAAGCATCAGTCATGTAACTGGTTGGATTTGTAATTCCAGTATTATTGTCCAACTTGCTGATGGAATTCATCCACAACTCGAAAGCAGTTCTTAACTGGAAGTCCTCATCGTTGATGATTGTTACTGTCCATGGATCAAAGGTTCTATCACCAGCAACTTTCATAATTCTTCCTCTAAAAGGAACATCAATAGATGCTACGTTTGATGCAGGAAGAGCTGCTGCTTTGCAAAGAAATTTAAAAGTATCAATTTCATTTCCTGCTCCAGTTCTCCAAAGATTTTGGAGTGGTGCTGGGAAACTTGGAATCGAAACCTCAAATAAATTAGATCTTGCACCACCACCTGCAAGTCTTTCTTTAAATCCTGTAATCGTTCTGAGTGTTGACATTTTTAGACCCTCCTTAAAGTTTTAATTAATCTATCAAACTCTGCCAGCAACTTCTTCAAAAGAAATTCCAGTTCTGGTAGCAACAAATGTCAGTGTTACATAATTAATTGACTTAGTTGGCTTCAAGAAGATGTCGGCTCTAAACTCATTATTATCGATAACATCTGGTGTGTTATTGGTCTCATCGCAAATTACAAGGAAATCATAAACTCCTCTCTTTGCCTTAACATCACGTAAGTATGGTTCTACAATGTTTACAAAGTTTGCTCTTGTGATCTGATCATTTAATTCAAATAGTTGTGCCTCAGCAGCATCTTGAAGTGCTTGCTCAACGGTCAAGAACAGTCTTCTAACATTGATTCTATCAAATGCGGAAGCATATCCTAGTGCAGTTTTATCGCCAAACAGCAATATTCCAGATCCTGGTTGATTTACAATTGGATTGATTCCTAAAGGATAAAGTTGGTCTCTTTGAGCTTTGTTGGGATTGTATGCCAACTTGATTGCATTATTCAGAACTCCTCTTTGCTGTCCTGCAGGCGAGAACCAAGGATATGACTGAATTGATGTTCTTACGCAAAGACCAGCAACATCTGGGTTGCAAGGAATATAACGGAATCTATTGTTAAATCTATCAAAGGTATACTTATAACCACTATCAAAAATTGCATAAGAAGAATTTCTGTTTCCAATTTGACCGAAGAAATTAATTATATTATCTGTTTGGTCGTTGGTTGTCAGGAATCTTGGAGTAGAAGAACCAGGTTCTGGTTCGGATACTACGCTATATCTGTGTGGAGAAATTACTGCCACGCAATCCTTTCTGCTCCCTGCAATAGAGATAAGTTTAGATGCCTTAGAAGCAGACTCTGTAGTTGATCCCAATCCAGGTCCCATGATCAAATAATCGACCGCAATTTCATCTTTGTTTCCAAATAAATCGTATGCAGTTGCCAAAGATCCAAGATCAGCTTTCATTGTTCCTGTTGTGCCAGGAGTTGCAGAAGAATAATCTTTTCCACCTTTCAGGGTATAAGTTTTATTTCCAAGAGCACTAAATGTTACATCTTGCGTCTCTTTATTCCACTGACCATCAGAAAGAGTGACTGCTGAAAATCCTGCAAAAAATCCTGTTTGTGCCACCAAAGAAGAATCATCAGAAGGATTATCACCAACATAAAGATACTTGGAGTTTTGTGCAAGATATTCTTTCCACCAAATTCTTTGTGGAGAATTTATTGCCGATACTGAATCGGTTGCCTTTGATAAACCTACAAACTTCTCTAAAAGATTTCCTTTGATTCCAGTAATTGTTCCGGTATCATCTATCACCGCAACGTGAATCTCATCATTCTTTGAGTTTCTATCTACAGCATATTGTGAGGTTCCTGGTTTTGGTGCAATCGAACTCCACAAAATATTTCCATTCTCTAATATAATAGATTGTTGATCATACCAATCAGAAACTGCAGATTCTGATGTAGAAACCGCAACTGATACTACTTCAACACCGGCACTATTAATAACTACCGTATTTCCTGGTCTAATTGATGCTGTTTGAACTCTAGCAGAGTAACCTGGGAATTCTTCTTTACTTGTTGATGTATTAAATCTTGAAGTAAATTTGACATCAACAGTGTCTGTTCCAACTCCAGTAATAATGCCCTTTAAGTATCCTGAAAATGATGATGTTTCGCCAACACCTGACAAAGGTTCGTTTGTAAGTGCGACTGAAACACCGTAACCAACTACTGCTTGAGTTACTGCAGTTCCAACATTTACAATTTGATCTGCTCTGTTGTCAATGACCGCTACTTTAAGGTCGTTATACTTGGATCCAGGATTCTTTGCTGCAAAGATATATGATGCAATATCATCCGAATGATTTGCATTATAGTCGTCAAAATTTTTGATTTTAAGATCTGCAGTGCTTCCTGTTCCTACTGTCAGCACATTTGCATTTTTTAATTCTGCATCATCAACTCTGACGACTTTAAGAACGCCACCATAAGAAAGAAAACTCGATGCGCTCATCCAATACTCATACTGCCCATCAAGATCGAGGGGTTTTCCAAAAACATCAATAAGTTCTTGTTCAGTAGTGATGTCAATCGCTTCCTCAACAGGGCCAACTGGGAAGGGTCCAGCAATAGCACCAATATTATCTAAAACATTATTAGCTCTTCCTACCGTTAAGTCAACCTCCCTGACAAGTACGCCGGGAGATAATTGAGGAGTCGCCATTTTTTTCTCCTAAGTTCTCATTTACCTAAAAATATTTATTAAAAATCATTGCTTCATTTGTGAAAACAATGCATGAACATTACCAATCAGGATATTCCCACAAATTGTTGTTTTTAAATAAAAGTTTTCTCGATTTAGAAATTCTAATAATAGTGCATTTTTTGCACTCATATGAATAAGAGGATAAATTATATTTGTTTTTTCTTATCTTGTAAAACCCATCTATAAGATCTTTAGTTTCTCCGCAAACTTTGCAAGTTCTTTCTGTTAAATACAAATGCTCTGTTTGAAATTGGTCATTTAAATCCATTACTGATATTCCCACATATAAGACATGTCCCCATATTCATCTGTAAACCACCTATCCCCGGTTTCGTCCACAAAAGAACTTCCATCATTTAATCCATCTACAACAAATCCAAAGGGAGACATATCTTGTTCTATTTGATTTTTTTGCTCTTCATATAGTCTTTTTCTAATATCTTGATCTGTAAGTTCCTTAAAATAGTCTTGAGCAACTAACCATGCATAAATTACCAAGCACATTGCAAGGTCGTCATTACACCCATCTTCTGCTTCAAATGAATTATGTTTTGATATAAATGTCGTGAGTTCTGAAATAATTTCATAGTCATTGAAGATAAGTTTATCTTCTTCAATCATTGTTTTTAAATTAAGTGCCCCAACTTTTTTAACTGTTTTTGACATTTTAACCCCAAGTTGAGTTTTCTTTCCAGAAAATCCTTGCCCAACTATTTGTCCCGCTCTACCTCTCATAGAGCACATCAATACATTTTGATACTCTAAGTCATAATGAAGCAGTGATGCTACCTGATCACCAATATCATTGACTTCACATAAAATATATGCTCCATTGTAATTTTTAGCAACTTCGTATATAATATTAGGAAACAACATTGGTTTTATTTCATTGTTCCTATATTTTGCGATTAATTTGTGTGGAAATTCTGTAATATCAATCACTACAAATGCTGAATAGTCTTCACTCACGCCTCTGGCAACGTCTACAGTGATTGCATAGTCATGACCATCTTTCGGATTCTCGTAAATATCCAAACCAGCATTTCTTTTTAATGGATCTGAATATACCAAAGATTTCAATTTAGACGGTGCAATCAATGTATCAACAGAACCTAAGAACTCACATTCAAACTCAACTTTAAACTGCTGTTCTGAGGTATTAGCAATAGTCTGTGCTTTCCATACAGAGTCTCTTCCCGGAACTTCTGACCAATGAACTTCTGTGGGAATATATTCATTCTTACCTTTTTCTGCATCATGCCAATACCTATAAAAATGGTTCATCCCGTGTGGGGTTGAAACCATTATGACTTTGGTGTTTTTACCAGAAGTAATAGTAGGATAAACAGATGCAAAGAAGGAATCTGCGATATGGTTTGGAACGAAAGCGAACTCATCGAGAAAGAGGATATTGAATGACATGCCTCGGACAGCACTTGCAGACGTAGAAGCAGCCAGTATCTTTGATCCATTTTCTAACTCGATGTTACCTCTGTTCCATGCTATAATACCCTGTTGCATCCATTTAGGCAAGTTCTCATAAGCAGTGGCAAGTCTTCCAAGAAGTTCTCTTGCAGTTGCCGCTTTGTTTGCCAAAATACCAATGTTTACACTATCATTAAAAATAAGATAATGAAGTAGATAAGATACGACAGTTGTAGACTTTCCAGTCTGCCTAGGCATCTTGCATATATTAAATCTATTCTTATGAAAATTATTAATTAATTTCTCTTGAAAATTGTATGGTTTGAATTGTGTCAATCCCTCATCAAGAGAAACAATCTTAATGTAATTGTTTGCAAAATAAACTGGATCATCTTTACATTTTACAAATTCAATAATTTGCTCTTCTGTAAATTCTATTGCAGTATTTGCTTTTTTTAATAAAGGATTGCCAAGATATACTTCACTCATAAAAATTAGTCCTCAATAAATGTCACAGAACAATCTGCTTTTTGTAAATTAGAGTCAGATGAAATTGCCATAGTCAATGTTCTCCGTGGTGGTAAAACGATTCTCAGTGCATCAAG